CCGCAGGCCCAGCCGGTCGACGATCATGTAACCTTGGCCGAAATTGCCGAACGCGATGGAATAGGAATCCGACGCGATGGCCGGCATGTCATCCAGCTGCGCGATCGGATACCCGTGCAGGCTGAACACCGTGCCCCCGTTCAGGCCGCTGCCGTCGAAATCCACCAGGTATCGGCCATCTGCATCCCGCAGCTTCCGCACCGTGGCCGCCGTCAGGCGGGACATCGCCCAGGTCGCACCGGCGTGATAGCCTTGGTGCAGTGCCGCGATCATGTCGATCAGCACGCTGCCGTCGTCCGACCCGCTGCTCAGCGTCGGGAAGGCACCGGCGGCACCGATCGCGCTGTACTGCAGCACACCCCAGGCACGACTGGCGTCCGCCGTGGTCACCGATGCCGACCCGTAGTCAACGAAGCCGCGCGGCTTCTTCGACCCGTTGCCGGAAACGAAGGCGGTGTTTTCCGTACGGATCATCTTGTCGCCGGTCAGGCCCATGATCCAGTTTCCGACGTCCAGCACCGCGTCATCCAGGATGCGCTGCGATGCCTTCGGCATGGCGAACTGTTCATGCACTTCGATCGTCTGGTTGCCGACCTGCGGCGTTGCCGATTCGCTGCGGGTATCCATTTCTCCGACCCAGCCGCCGGACGTTGCGTCGTCGGACTTGTAGGGGAATTCCAGCTTGTCGGAACCGATCTCGCGAACCTCGGCGATCTGGCGCATCGGGCTGGTATCGAACAGCCGTTCGCGCACGACCATTTCCATTTCCGTCGGCACCAGATAGCCGCCGTCGGTGTCGGAACCGACGCGCAGGTTGTTCTGGATGTCCGCCGTCAGGGCGTTGACGTTGCCGTTCACGCGGATCAGGTCCAGCCAGGCCGAAGCATACTTCGCATAGGCATCGACGTGATCCTGACCGAAGGCACCACCGATCGGGTCGGTCGGGCGGTGCTTCTCCGACGGCGCGTTGTGGCGGGCGAAAAACTGCCGCGCCGCGGCTGCCTTCTTTTCCGCAGCCGCGCCGCGACCACCGGCACCGATGGCCATCTGGTCGATCTGGGCGAACAGCTTGTCGGTGCTGGCGCGCAGTTCGGCCATGGTCTTCTCGCTGTCGCTGATCGCGGCATTGATCCGGTCGATCTTGTCGTCGGTTTCCTGCCGCGCTGTGCCGAACGCCTTGATGTCGGCGTCACGTTCAGCGATGGCGGCTTTCAGTTCGGCGAAATTCTCGCCGATCTGCTGCTTGATATCCTGCATCTCGGACATGTCTTGTTTCCCTATTTCGGGGTGATGATCTTGCTGGCCTCGGCTTTCACGAAAGCCAGCAGTTCCTGGACGGCCGCGGCGTCAGCGTCCCGCTGATCACGATCATCCGGCTGGGGTGTGCGGGCTGCGGCCAGGGCCTTGGCCTTGCTGCGCGAAATCCCTGCATCCCGCAGGGCGCGCTCGATATCCCGACAGGTCGGGTCACCGGCAAGGGGGCCGTTCTGGTGCAGCTCGCGTGGAGTCTTGGCGAAGATCGACAGATCGAAGGTGGCGCGCGCGTCCGGCTCTGCTTCGTCTTCGACAATGCGGTCTGCGAAACCCCGGTCGACGGCCTGTTCGGCGTCCATCCAGGTCTCGGCATCCATCAGCGCCGCGATGATCCCGGTATCGTCATCGGCGCGCCGGGCATAGGTACGGGCCAGGGCGGCGTCGATGCCGGCCAGAACGGCGGACATCGCGTCGTGGTCGCCACGGTCGCCAATGGTCACGGCCCAGGCATTGTGAATCATCAGGAACGCATTCGCATGCATGGCGATATCGTCGCCTGCCATGGCGATGATCGATGCCGCGGAGGCCGCAACGCCGGTGACGACGACCTCGATCCGGGCGTCGTGCTGCACCAGGTCATTGAACATGGCGATGCCGTCGAAGACGTCGCCGCCCGGGCTGTTGATTTCCAGCCGGATGCGCGGCGTCGTGATCCGCGCCAGGGCGCCGCGCAGCATCGCCGCGCTGATGCCACATTCGCCGATCTCATCATAGATCACCAGCGTGGTGCAGTCTTCGCCAGCCGCCTTGACGTCGAACCGTCGGCCCATGGCGCGGGCGAAGACGCCGCGCCGGGCATGACCGGGAATGGTCTCCGGCAGGTCGATCGGGCGCACGGCGCCGGCCATGATGGCCCCGCGAAACCGCGCCGACATGTGACCGGGCAGGGTGATCGCTGCATCGTTCATGGCTGGGACTCTCCCGTTTCGTCGTTCATCAGCGGACCCGTGTCCGACTGCATGTTACTTTCGATGATGTAGCGATCGCCGCCGGGGTCGGTGCGACGGTCCATGTCGTTCAGCTGCCGCCATTCATTGGCGCTGATCACCCCGGCACGGCGCTGGATGTTCAGCGATTCCGCCCGGGCCTTCGGGTCACCGCGCAGCAGGGCATCGACGTTGTGTTTCACCTGCACCCGGTCGCGGTCCCGTTCGGAAACCAGCGAAAACAGAACCGCCTGTTCCCAGCGGATCAGCCAGGGCGCGATGCTGTATTTCAGGACTTCCAGCGACTGTTCGGTGATGTTGCTGAACGTCGCCCGCTCCAGGTCATAGACCAGGTGCGGCGGCACGCCGTAGATCCGGCAGATGTCCAGCAGGCTGAACTTGCGGCCATCGATGAACTGGGCATCGCGGTGATTCAGGCTGACCGGTTCAAAGGTCATGCCTTGGGGCAGAATGGCGGTGCTGTAGGCGCGCGGGCCCGAATACAGTTCCTGCATGTCTTCGCGAAGATCGGCGCGGCTTTCCTTGCCGATGTCGATGCCGGCCGGCGTTGAAATCACCGCCGACGGCTTCGCGCCATTGGCCCAGAACCGCCCGGCGTGGTCCTGCATCGCCTGGCTTTCGCCGAAGGTGTTGAGAAACACGGACACCGGCGACAGCCCCTGGATGCCGTCATTTGACGGGCCGCGCAGGTGGAATATCCTGTCCTGCTGATAGACTGTTTCGGCACCGCCACGCGGGTCGCGCCAGACCCATTCCGGCAGGCCCCGGTCGCTCATCTCGATGCGGTAATGCGCCGGGTGCAGCCGGATCATCTGCACAGCCCGATCGCCGTTGCGAGTGATCAGGGCGCAACCGTTGCCGGTCTTCAATGCGTCGTCGGTCAGCAGCTCGCGAAACTCGTAGGGCCTTTGCCACGGGTTCGGGGCCGACAGCACCCGCGCCGCCTGCATCTCCGGGGCAGGGGTGCGACTGCCGCTGGCCACCGTCATGACCCGGATCGGCAGCTGCGACACGGTTTCGGAAAGGAACCGGATGCATCGATGCGCCGCCGGGATCCCCGACACGCTGGCCGACGTCACCGACACGCCGGCGATGGCGCGGTTCGTGTAGCGGTCCAGCGCCTTCTCCAGATCCACCGGTGACGTGATTTCGGCACGCACGCCCAGCCAGCCACCCAGCGCCCGGCCCAGCCTATGCAGCATCGAAGATCCCGCCACGCTCGTACTCGATGACCTGCGGTGCGGAATCCTTTGCCAGCGGCATCTGCGACATGGCCATCAGGCCCGCCGCGATCCCGTCGATCTTCTGCTTGCTCATGGCTGATTCCTTCTTTGGCAGGATGCTGCCGTCGACCCGCCGCTCGACCACGCAATTACTGGCCTGCCAGGTCAGACAGGGGTTGCCGGGATGCGCGAAACGGCCCTGCGACCTCACCCGCGCCTCCAGGTCCAGCGCCGGCGCGCCGATGTTCGCGGCCGTGTAGCCCAGGATGCCGGCGGGCAGCCCGTCGGCGGCCAGCCGGGTGACGATGTCGGGACCGGTGCCCCAGCGATCGAACACCACCGACCGGACGTTGAACCGGTCGCAGGCTTCCCGGATATGGCTTTCGATGCCTTCGGTATCGATCCAGTCGCCGTCGGTGGCGGTGACGATGCCCGCGTCGGTCCAGACCTTGTAGAAGTCCATCGACATTTCACGGACGCGCCGCTGGATGACTTCGCGCGGCAGCCAGAACTGCGGAAACCAGACCAGCTCGCCATCGCGGCGGAACACGAGCACGACCGCCGTCATGTCGTCGCGCTCCGACATGTCGGCGCCGATCCAGCAGTCCTCGCCTTCGAAATCATCCAGACACAGGGCAGGGTCGGCGCATGCGTTCCATTCATCCAGCTTCAGCCAGTTCGTGGCCGATTGCAGCCAGCGGTTCAGATCCTTCGTGACGAACTCGGCATCGCTTTCGTTGCTGTTCGCCGCTTCCAGCGCCCGGTCTTGCATGTATCGCAGCTGCTTCGACTTGCCGAGGTTCGGGTTCGCCTTGATCCAGACCGCCGGGTCCTGCGTGTCGTCGCCTTCGTCCAGTGTATAGATCAGCCCGAAATAGTGATCGGCGGC